CCATATTCGCCCAGCGTGGAGATGTGCCACTTCTTATCACGGAAGCGCACCCACATGCCGGGAACAACATCTGCACGGTAGCGGATGGTGAAGTTGACAACCGCTTCGGTGTTCATGACATCAGCGGCGCGATAGTGCTGGTTGCCAGCGTCTGTGACAGCCGCCCATGCCTTGCACAGGACAACATCAGTCGGCTCAGGATAGCCGTTATCGTTGATTCGGTTCTCCGTGTACCCGATTTCCACCAGATGCCGGAGGTCACCGGGATGCGGGTCGGACTCAAAGTTTTTATATCCTCGCAATCGCAGCCACCTCCTCAGAACATCTTTGCGGGATCACGGTACGGGTAAAGTAGGTTCTCAAACGCAACACGCATGGTCACATACATCTGTCGGTCGGGATTATCCCGGTTTTCGTAGTAATGGCTGACCATGAGCATAACAGCAAGGCGCACAGGCTCAGGCGCTTTGTCAGGAAACTGCACACGGCAGTAATCCTCCGCAACAGCCTGAGCCTGTGCAATCAGTGTGGAGATCAGTTCATCCTCCTCGTCATGCTGGATGCGCAGATGCATCTTAACGTCATCCAAATCGAGGATCATGAGGCTTCACCTCACTCGGTCTGGTCGGGAACCATGAGACCGGCGGCTTTCAGCTTCCTCAGCAGTTCGTTGAGGTCTTCACGGAGCGCCGCAACAGTCGTCGCTTCGCTTTCTGCCTGATTCGGGATCTGCGTGGTTTCCTCGTCCGCGAACGCGGCAGGCAGCGTGTCAGCGCCTTCCACCTCAGCGCCGGGGAGAAACGTGAGCTTGCCGCCAATGACAAGCTCATCACCTCCGTGGGCAAAGTAGTTCTTCGTGTTATAGCCGTTACTCATGTGAGATCCTCCTTATCAGGCGTTCTTCATGGCGAGGCACTTCATGCCTTCCTGCTGAACGAGGCGACCGTCCAGACGCTGAGTGACACGGAAGCCAACCTGACCGGTGGCGGCGTAGAGCTCGTTCAGACGCTGGATGGAACGACCGTCGCGGTCAGCAATCCAGTAGCTGGAGAAGTCGCCGAACAGAATGGGCTTCGCACCGGCGCCGATCACGGGCATGTGAGAAGAGGTTTCATAGCTGTAGCCCAGCAGGGTGTTGGGCTGACCCGCCTGCAGGCTGGGCTGCCAGATGTACTGACCGCTGCCGTCCTTCAGCTTGCGGATGGCCTTGATGGTCTGGTCATTGAACAGGAACAGCGCGCGCTTGCGGTAAGGAGCCTTCAGAGAGTAGACCAGATCGATCAGTTCCTCCGCAGTGATCGAAGCACCGGCAGTGGTGACGCCGGTCGCAGCGCCGTTGGTTTCGTGCAGCATGCCGAAGGGCTTGCCGGAACCATCACCGTTGATGAACGCTGCTTCCTCCGCATCACCGACACGGCGGGCAAACTCAGAAGCAATGTAGCTTTCGACGTCGAACACGCTGTCCTGCAGCAGTTCATCGGACACCTTGATGATGGACGCAACCTTGTGCGCGCCCAGGGAGATCATGCCAAAGGCATCATCGCTCTCAGGAATGAGACCCTCTTCATCGACCCAGCTGGCAGTACCATGAGAGGCCACCAGCGGAATCTTGCGATCACCGGAGGCGGTGCGGATCACCTTGCAAAGGGAGCGCAGCTTGTTTTCCTCTTCCAGAGCCTGAACCAGAGTGCGCTCGTATTCATCAGGCACAAGGAAACCGCCCTCGGAGTCGGTGCCGACCTGCAGGGCGTTGTAAACGCTGTAATGGGCGCTGCGGTCGCGCACCATCTTCCAGAAAGCGTTCTGGTATTCATCGGAAGAACGGCCAGCCTTTCCGGGCACGCTCTTTTCGGGGCGGGAAGTCAGAAGCTGGCTGGTGGGCGCGTTCAGTTCACGCTCCATACGCTCAGCACGCTCCTCACGGTCAATGGCGGCGCCGTAATTATCGATATCCTGCTCCATACGCTCGTAGGTCGCAGTATCCTCGGCGCTCATCATGCCGTTTTCGTCGGTATGCTCGTTCAGGAAGGCCTTCGCCTTGTCCCACAGTTCACCGCGCTTCTGGCGCATTTCAGCAATCTTACTCATATTGAAATTCCTCCTTTAACGTCGGGATTTGATCAGCTCCAGCCGCTTGTGCAGCTGGGCAGCGGGTACGCCGGGTTCGACCGGCTGGGTAACGGGTTCTTCGGGGATGGATTCGGTTGCAGAATCGGTTGCGGGCTCCGGATCAGCAACAGCCACAGCAGCAGGTTCGAGCTTGTCTTTATCACACTGCTCAATCCTGCGCCGGGAACGCTCAATCCAAAGGGATACCTTTGCCTGCGCATCCTTCAGCACGACCGTGCGGTCGGCAGCAGCGTTGATGACACCGCTACCCATGTCCACGATGCTGTCAACAAAGCCGTCTTCACACGCCTTGTGCGAATCCATCCATGTGGTTTCGGTCATCATGGCGGCGACCTCATCCCGGTTCTTATGGCAGCGTCGGGCATAGACATTGAGGATGCTGTTCTTGCACGCCTGCAGCATACGGATGGCTTCATTCAGATCGTGCTCGTTGCCAAAGGCAAACACGCTGGGATCGTGGATCATCCACATGGAGCCGGGTGTCATCTCCAGCCTGTCAGCCGCCATTGCCAGAACCGTAGCAGCGGATGCTGCTGTGCCAGAAACGATGATGTGAACATCACCGGGGTAGGCGCGGACATCGTCATACATCCGTACCGCCGCATTGCAGGAACCGCCATAACTGTTCAGAATGATGCGAACGGAGTCCTGATGATCCTCGCCCTCTGCGAACAGCTGCTCGTGAAGGATACCCGGGGTGATTTCGTCTCCGTACCAGACCTCTTCATCGATGTAGCCGTTCAGGTTGATAACTCTCAAGATTTCACCTCCTTGTTCTGCGCCCAGACGATGCCAGCGAGAACAAAAAAGACACACGGTACAGCAACGCTGTTTCCGTATGCCTTGTATTCAGCTGCATCAGAGTTGGGCGCGGTCAGCCATTTCACAATGGCGTTGCGGCTGCGTACCCGGTCGGGTTTGCCGTTAATGGCATCCCATTCGCGGAACACCTCCGTCCAGAAGCGGATTTCCTCCTCGTCGGGTTCTTCGGATGTCAGGTCCTTGCACCAGCCGTCCGGGTATCCCTGCAGTCGGCAGCATTCGTCCGGGGTGAGCCGCCTGACCAGATATTCCTCGCAGGGTCTGCCCACAACAGGCGGGTCTTTCCAGTCCCTTGCCATGAGCGGCGGCGTCTGCTCCTGACCAACTGCGGTAAACTCGCCAGTTGTCACGGCATACACCGCATGCCTATCAATGGTATTGAGGGTAAAAGAAACATCCTGATTGATGCCGTCACCCTGCGGCCCGTTTTCATCCTTGCGTCCGATCATGGAGCCTTGAATGCAGAAGGATTGATCATTTTCTGCATTGGTGCGCGGTTCAATCACATAGTAATCGCCGGAGAAAGCCTCCTGATTGCCCAGAAAGGCTTTCTGGCTGGAAGCCCGGGCAGTCAATGTGCCGCACTGATCTTTGCCGCTTGCCAGCATGGGCGCAACGACCATCATGCCGCCCTGGTTACAGGCAGGAGAACCGCCGTTGCAGTCGAGAGTACGGCTGGTTTCAGCTTCGTACACGCCGCTGTGCGGATTGCTTGACAGCATGGCATTGCTCTTGTCAGCAGAAATGCCGAACACAAGAGGAATGTTGTTGCCCCCAGTGCCCATCCGGGAACAAAGTGTCTGGCAGATGCCGTCTTCCTTCACCTTGATGCGGCTGTCCGTGGGATTGTACTCGATCGCCACACCGGGCGTTACGCCGGCTCGGAGCGTGGGACTTTCCTCTTCACGGTAACCGATACTTCTGCTGTCGGCGCTGTGCTCGGTGCAGAAGCCGGAAGCTCCCATAATGCAGGGCGGATGATGGGCTTCTGCCCGCAGGGTGGAGGTCATTTCATGGGTGACATCCATGCGGCTGCCGCCCTGATCGTTCAGGCAGAGGCTTGCCGCTCCAGCGCCTTCCTCAGCACTTCGGGCAGTTCCTTTCCGCGCTTCGCCGCTCGGCGGAGTATACCCTGACATGCCTTCGGACTCAAAGAGTACCGATCCGGCACATTGTCCATCAAGATCGAGGACAGCAAATACACGTTTCCGTCTTTGTGCGACTCCCCAGCCCTTCGAGGCGTCGATGATTCGCCAGGCGAGAGAATAATGATCTCCCATGATCTCGCCGGCTGGCAGCCATTTCCCGCCGTCAGGCATAGGAACATCTGCCGCGGCGTCTTTGATGCGGATGAGGCTTTCGAGGACTTCCCGGAAGTCACGCCCATTCGCCGAGGACAGAGCGCCCGGCACGTTTTCCCAGACTGCCCAGCGCGGGTATTGTCCATTGGTCTTGCACCTCATTTCTGTGATGATTCGGATCGCTTCACGGAACAGTCCGGAACGTGCGCCGTCCAGTCCGCTGCGCTTGCCGGCGATGGACAGATCCTGACAGGGTGATCCAAAGGTGATGATGTCCACCGGCTCAAGATCTCCGCCGTTCAGCTTGCTGACATCGCCGTAATGCTTCATATCGGGCAGTCGTTTCTGCGTAACACGCACCGGGAACGGCTCGATCTCAGACGCCCAGACGGGCTTGATGCCCGACTTGATGCCTGCCAGCGGAAAACCGCCGATGCCGTCAAAGAGACTGCCCAGTGTCAGTTGGTTCAAGGTGCGTTCGCTCCTTTCGGTTTTCGCCGCTTAGCTGGTTTCTTGTCCTCAGCTGGCGGCGTTTCTTCTTGATTGGGTGTGTTTTCAGGAGACTCCTGAGTGTCGTCCTCAGCCTGTTCAACCGATGCCGCAGCAGCAAGGAACGCTGTAATGCCGGCGAGGTTTACCGGAATCATGTTGCCATTGACCAGATAGGCGTTGCCGCCTTCATCGTCCGTCATGGGGTTCATGTTCTCCAGTTCACGGATGTCATTGGCAGACATCCAGCCATTCTGCCTAGCGATGGCATAGCCTTCCATGCGGCTTTTG